CATCATCTCAGACGTCTCTTCAACGACAAGCTGCTGCAGAAACATGCACATCTCATCGATGATGCCCTGAAACTTATCGGGAAGAGTAGAAGCATCGCCTTCAAGCTTCTCTTCCCAACATAGACTGTCTTTGATCCAGCCCATCTCCTCAAGCATGTAGGCAATAGAACCAACAGTATACAGAGACTTGGCCAAAGAAGCTTTTGCGTCTGCCTTGAAGGCAGATTCACCTTTCCACTTCCACAAAGAGCTGAGCAGCTTCTTGGCTGTAACAAGCTCAACCCCTACAGCAGGAGGATTCGGAGGTGTATTCACCGAAGTATCGATACTTGCTGCTATTGCCTGAGAAGCTGAAGGAAGAATAGTATCAGGAGTGAAAGTTCTTGCTTCATCGTCGCTGACAGTACCTTCAGCTGGATTGTTAGTCTTAGCAGGAAGAGTTGTTGGGTGAATCTCTGCAGAAGTCGCATTGGAAGGCTGATCTGTTGGGGGAGCAGCAGATGTTGAATCACTCTCTGCAGGCTTTGCCTCGCTGTTAGGAGGTAGAATTGATTTGCCGAGAGCATCCAAAGCAGCTTGTACAGGAGCCGCTGCTAGTCTTGCAGCATCCTCTGCATCCTTCGCGACAGCAGCTTTGGCAAGCTCGACGTTGTGTGATACTGCCTCAGCTTTTGTGGGAAACGTAGAGCCATCTTTCGCTTTCCACACCTGAGCAACCTCCGCACGAGGATCGATAGGAGGTTCTGCTGATACAGCCTCAGTAGGGCTTGTGAGAGGAGCTTCAGCAGCAGCTGCAGGCTCGGTGTGGAACTTCTGAAGGGTTGTTGAACCATCAGCTTTGATCAGCATGAAGGTTGCATCACCATTGCAGGGATTATCCACCAAGGATACCTCTGAAGGGTTGGCTGTATAACGATACACGTTTTTACCCATTGTTGGATCAGGCCACCGATCAACATAATCACCCCCAATTGAGATACCTGTGTAGGTGCCTGTAAGTACCTTCTTCCAATCCTGATCATCGACGACGTAGACAACGCCTTCGATTGTCTTGCCCTCATCGTTGAAGGTGATCGGCTCTTTCACGATACCGGAAGCTGATTTTCCATGCATCGCACGAACATTGCCGTAAGACTTGCCCATCGAGGCCTTAAACTGTGTTTCAGACCACTTCTCAAAGAAGGGCTTTGAGGTATTATAGTCAAATACCTCATTCACCTTATCGATAACCTCTGACGTGAAGAGGCTGTAGACTAGTCTCTGCTCTTCATCAACCTTCGTGATGGGGAGGAAGATAAAAGGTTTTGACATGTGTTACTCCGCTGCCTCTGAGGCGTTATGGGTTTCTGAAGATTGGGAAGATTGAGGTTTAGGCTTATCTCCAATCTCGTGAGGATCCCCTCCGTCAGATTGGTTGGCAGGAGCATTTTGTGAATTGCCTGTAGGTGCAAGAGTACCAACAGGCACATATCCAACAGCAGTCATAACCATCAAAGAGTCACAGACACCTGGGCGAATCGAAGCTCCGCGCATTGCTCGCGTCTCGTTGATGCTCTTAATCCCCATCTTGACATAGCCGGTATCGATCTGCATCTGCTTCAGAGGATCTGTTTCACGATCATCGATATACATGAACTCCAAGTCAGGTGACTTAAAGTCAAACTGGATAACCTTGTCGATTCCGCCCTTGATCCACTTCTGCTGAGGACCACGACCATCTTCCTGTGAGCGATCATCAGAGACTTGAGCTGTTGCTCTATTTACACGTTGGATAAAAGGTTCAGGTGAAATCGCAAAGGCAAAGCAAATAACTCGAGCAAGCCATTCATCATACTCATCCTTAAGCGGAGGAGACTTGGTTTCTTGGTACTTGAACTGACCTGGCATAAACCGGAGCTTACGACGCTCACCAAGCTTACCGCTCAGCAAGGTGTCCATGTACTCCTGGAACTCTTTGATCTGTTTAAGACCCCAGCTTTCAGGAAGACCCATAAAAGCATCTGGTTGAGAGCCTTCAAGGTAATACTGCAGCTGAAATACTGCTCGCCTAATAGCAGTATTAATAGTCAGAAGAACCTGCTCTACAGGAGAATAACCATAAACACGATTTGAGCGAGTATTCCTCTTCCAGTAGTAGAGTTCATCTTGCGTAAAATCTGCTGCAGGTATGCCATGAAGGATCTGCTGATAGGCAGGATCAGGAGCACGAGGACGACGGCCATCCGCATCAAGAAGGGGTTTGATAGTAGAACCGTCAAGAATTTCAAGAGCATAGAGATCGCCTCCACGAGTATAACGCCGATATATCGTGGGAGCATCGATCACGTACAGATCTTCAAGAAGCACCCTTATCCATTGATCCCAATCAAGCTCCTTATCGGGAGAAGCCAGAAACTCGGTTATCTTGGCAATACGTGATTGTTGATCAGGAGTCGCATTACCCAAAGCAATGTCGATGTTGCTTCTCGAAGTCGATGCAGAAGAGGCAGCATAGATATCACGCTGTTTCGGCCGAATAACCCACTCACCTCCAGCAATCTGATCTTTGCGGTTCTCTATGATGGTGCGTAGCATATCGCAGTTATCAGCAAGAGAACGCAGATCAGAGAAACTGTAACGTTCATAAGAACGTGGAACGTAATTAAGGTTGTAGCCTGTAGGATAATCAAAAGCACGTCCCTTGACATCATCTGGTGCCATTGGAGCAAGCGGCTGCATTGGGCCAAACCACGTTTGTGGTGTAACCCCTGAAATCATATAGGCAAGACCATCCTTCACTCTCGATCCAAATGACCGAGCATTAGCTTGTGGGTTCTTCGGAACCACAAGAGGAGTCATCTGCCCCATATTAACATCAGGCATGTGTTATTGTCTCCCTACCAAGATCAATAATGAGATCTCCTTCTTTGCAGGAATCTTTCATGTCAATGATATCAAGCAGAGGCTCAATTTTACCCCACTCATCCAAAGACAGATCACGGCCTTCGTTGAGAGTATTGGAAATGATATCCCAGCCTTTAATAGCTGAGGGAACAGATTTACGATCACGTAGTGCATTGCCTATTATGGTCAGAGCACAAATGCAGCTAGGAGAGAGTATTACATACACGTTGTTTCTTTGTGTCACTGTTTTGGCCTCCCCTGGTGATTCTTGTCGCGACGAGCTTTTTGTACCTCTTCAGCACTTTGAGCCAAAGCTCTAGCTTCACCCTTATAGTGATCAAGGTAGCCTTGACCTGGTCTGTAAGGCACAGCATTAGCCAACACGACAGAATCACCTTTGTCAGGTGAGCGACCTATACGGTCTTTGATCTGCTTCTTGTCTTCAACCTGTATTCCTCTGAAACTGAGACTCCAGCGAGGCGTAGTGAGGTCTGCGAGAAGACCGGGATCTGGGGGTAAAGCGACGTCAAATCCCAAGAGCGGGTCGAGCGCTTCTCGCATTTTCCACCACCACTCAGCTCTGCAGTTGGCAAAGTTGAGCTTTCCTGATCTGTCTTTTGCATAAGACTTCTCCGAGTTATTCATCGGAATGACATCCATATCATACATCAATCCTATATCGACAGGAGATGCACCGATACCGCTTACGTCAATCTGACAACGCCAAGTATTATAGCCAAAGTCAATAATCTTCTGGATAACATCTCCACCTGTCCGTGTTTGACGGCCAGGAACTGTCTTGATCTCATCGAACCATACACCTATGCGTGGTGCATAGCAGGTATTGTCTTTGCCTCCCCGAGAAACGTCAACACCCAATGATCTGCCTGACTCATAGTAGTTGGCAGCATCCATAATAGGATCGTGTGTGAGTCCTTTGGGAGCATCTAGGCTCAGCCCGAAAAGCTTTGCGGGGCCCTTCGGAGATACAAAATTGTTGGGGGGTTCAGATAGATTAGGCAAGGCATCAACATCGAGGATATTTTCGTCATCGCTGTCGATATTGTCAATCGCGAGGGGTTGACGCTCAAGTTCCCGAAGGGTACGCTTCTCTAGGAACTGCTCATATGTTGGAGCCCAGCGAGCTTGGGCAGCCAAGACCCATGCGGTTGGTATAACTTGCCACTCAGCATCTTCTTGACCTACACCGAAGTCGCCTTTGAGCATACGAGAGCGTAAGGGTTCTGGCAAAGCCTGCAGCGTAGCTTTGTACCCAGTAGACATCAGGTATGGATTATGCTCAATCTTCGCACGGATGAACGTACGAGACTTGGATTTGATCAGCTCAGAATCAGGAGCGTCTTCGACGTTAAGGCCTTCTGTTGCAGAGAACCAGATAGGATCGCCGCTAGGAACCTCTATATCGCTGTCTCCTGTAGGATCTGAAATGAACCATCTGAGTTCTCCTTCTCGTGCAGGGTTAGGATGTCTTGGGTCGAGCCAGGGCGCCCAGAACCTGATGACCCAATCCCCTTCTGCATTTGTTGGAGGATTGCCTGCACATATCGTACGACAACGCTGTTTAGGATCTGGTGTGCGGCACCAGGTGGTAAGGAATCGAAATTGAGCTTCAGTGAAGTGAGTAATCTCGTCAAATCCCTTGAGATCGTGTGGACGACCCTGATATTTTGACTCATCTCCCACGAACTGACAGGCACCAAACTCAACTCTCCTGCCGCTACTAAGTCTCCATAGTTCCAGTTGCCCGTTATATTTGCCGATCGAAGAGTAAAGGTCTTCTGCTCGGTCGCGGATGCCCTTAAGCTGAGAATACTCACGCCTAAATATGATCGACCTCTGATGCTGCGTGAGAGCCGCTCCAAGTAAGAGATCCGTTTTTCCACCACCTGCAGCTCCTCCATAAAATAGGTAATCAGCTTCACATTCCAGAGCCGCAACCTGAGGTCCTGGAATCGGAGACCATAAAGGAATATCGACATCTGACAAGAGGCGATCAAGCTCAGCAAGCTCATCAGGAGTCATATACTGGCATAGATCAGCAAACTCTTGCTGAGCTTTCAAGTCATGAGCAATGCTGGTGCCTTGGAAGGTGCTCATATTTATGAAGCCTTCCTGCTGCGAGCAATTTCGAGAAGAGCTGCAATACGCTGAGCACGAGATTCAGGATCGACGATGCCTTGTTTGCTCTCCAGTTCTTCTTTGGTAGGCTGAGGCTTACGTAGACCATCAACCTGGAAGGATGGTGTATTCGGTAAGAGACCAACGCTAAGACGCTGCATCTGACTCGTAAGCTTTAAGAGCTCGACGAGAACACGCGGCTGTGCATTCATAAAGAACTTGTTATTGCCTTCCTCATCGAGAGCCTCAGAGGCAGAACCATCAATGAGACCCATGACTTTGCGGTAGATCTTGCTGGCATCAAGAAAATGTTGCTCTTCGAGTTGAACAGAAAGCATCTGACGCTCACGGCGGAGACGCTCAAAGTTCTGTAGGTCATAAGCCTTGACTCGAAGAGCCCACATATACTCATAATACCAGCTTTGCAGCTGTTCTAAGGGAACATGAAGCTCATGGACTTGTGTTGGAGGAGCTATGCGTGTGTGTGAGACGTCATCGTCTTCATCTTGTGAGGATGCAAACATCGAGTTGCGAGCACGAATGATGGCTTGCTGTAGGGGAACTTCTTGCACGAGCTCATATAGGCGACGAGTCCCTTTTGCGCCCGACTTGATAAACATGTCAAATGCTGCGTAAGCATCCTGAGGCTCACACTCAAGGCGTTGCCAGAAAGCGTAGCCACCAGGAGTCTCCGGATAGCCCTGATCGTACGATAGAGGAACATAAGCACACTGGAGCTCTTGGGAATCTAAGATGAGAGTTATCTGCGTCGAATTGTACGAAGGGTTAGAGGAGGATGCGCTGTGGGTGGTGTTCGTAGACTCTCTGGGAGCTGAACGCGCATCCTCCTCAACCACCTGAGTAGTATCATGCGATGCAGATGCATCCAGGTCTGAAGAGCCGGAGTTCGGATTCAGAGAGGAAGCATCTAGGATCGAGTTAGCTCCAGGGAGCCCAGAGCCTCCGATCACGCTCTTCACAACGCTCTCAGGCGAAATCAAATCTGCTCGGTAGAAACCGAGAGGAAGTCCTTCCTCGTTCAGAGGTAAGCGCTGAACAGCCTCCTTCATCACCATAGCTTTGGTGATGCGATTATATGCCGTAGGAGGTGTTAGCCTATAAACCACTCAGTTAAAGTCCTTGTCGTTGTTGGCCATTAGTTGGCCTGCGCCATGTCGTAGGCTAAGGTGTGTTCGGGCCTCCAGTAGAGCGTGCCGCACTGGCAATTCACGGCGGTGACACAGGCGGCGACGGTGAGCACTAGTGACACGACACAAACAGCGCCCCAGCGCCCCCATTGCCGCCTGAGCCACCCCACCCGTGCCTGAGCCTAAGCCGCCTGGGCCGCGTCATAGCCCCAGGCGATAAGCCCGGCGCGGTCGAGGGGGGAGGCAAACTATTTTTGCAGGCGTTCAAGAGGGGTGCTCATGGGCTGATCTCCTGGCCGAGCGGTGCGGTGCGACGGCATCGCTCCTGTGTGAATTATGACACGCAAAACACATATTCGTGTGTTTCGCAAGCGGAAAATGGTGCCAGCGGTGAACCTATGGTGACGCTTTAATTGGCCGTAATCAAAAACTCTCACTCGCCGCCGTGCCAATCGCCGCGTCCATGAACCTACAGCCATTACTATTTTCCTTTAGTACTGCTTTGCTTCACAGCCTGCGCCGCGAGTTGCTGCGCCATGTCGTAGGCGCGGGCGGTAACAGCGATGTCGTCTTGCTGCAAAATTTGGAGTTGGTGTTGCAGTGCGAAAATTTGCGCTGCTTGGGATGGTTGATCTTGCTGCTGTTGCTGCGCGGGCTGGGCTTGCTGCGCGAAAGCTGGTGCGGCGAAAAGCAGGAAGGCGATGGTTAGACGTTTCATCAATTCGCTCCGCTGGTCAAAGTTGCATGATACCAAGCCCCCGCAGTTGGATCGCAGACGTTGATGCTATGCGTGGCTGGATTGTATTCGATCTTCGCGCCGCCTGTTGAATTGCAAGCGCCAGTTGGCGCTGCGGCGGTGAACGGGAACGCAAGAAAGCCAGTGGTTGAATTGGTGGCGATGGCCGTGCCGGGACCGATTTGGACGTTAATGCCGGACGCGCCCAACACAAGCGCCCGCTGCGCCAACGTGTTCCAACTCATCGTAAGCGTAATTCCACGCCCAGAACCACCCGAAACCGCGATAGGAGACCCACTCTGT